CTGCATCAGTTTCACTTACTTCAAAAGTTAAATTAAATGTTTTTGCATTTTGATTAAGACCAAAAGAAACTCGATGTTCATAACCATCGCCAAAAGAAACAACACGAGTATTTGGTGCGTTTGATTTCTTAAAGTTATATTTTGGTACAAAAGCTGTACCTGCTGCTGTGTTAGGTAGGTTAGCCATTAATTATATAATATACCTCCAGGTCTTCTTTGTTGGATTAATTCTGCTTGTATAGCCTGTGATATAGCAGTTCCTAGCTGTTCAGCTTGACCCTCATCTCCCTCAACAGAGGATCCAGAAGCATCTACATTTACGGTAACGCTAGTTGAGCCGCCAAGGGCATTGTTTGCAGTAATCATTCCAGATCTACTCGGTGTGAATAATTCTGGACCACGTTCTCCTACCATGTACGATCTACCTTTTTTTACTGGACCACCGTTAGCCCTAACCCCTACTGTTAAATCAGTATGTTGACTTAATGGATTTCCCAATGGTCCTAAAGGTGCTCCCCCATATGGCCCTTTTTTACCGCCAAACATTCCAAATAATCCTCCGAGAAATCCTCCTCCTCCCAGAGTTCCACTAATATTTCCAAACAGAGTCATATTTATGGCTGCGTCTAGCATTCTATCAAGAACGCTATTTATCACATCACCTAATGTAGAGGTTCCCTTAATAAGACCTTTTAATCCGCTTGCAACGTCAGTAGCAAGTGATTGACCTAATTGTTGAAACTCCTGCCTTATTTTTTCAGCCTGTTCTGCTTGTTTTTCTAATAAATTATTTTCTTTTAATAAATTTTCAATTTTTTTAATATCTAATTCCTCTTCTTTTGCTCCAGCCTCAACCATTTCATCTATTTTTGTTTTAAGTTCCTGTGCCAGTAAAACCTCTTCATAATTACCATCAATTTTTGCCTGTAATAAAGCATTTTGTTGTCTTACCTTCTTCAGCCTAGAATCTTCAATCATATCTACAGTTTTCTGCCTTTCCAGACCTTCTCCTATTAGTGCAAGCTCTTCTTTTCTAGCGTCTATTTGTGCTTTTAAATCTGCTTGTTTCTTTGAAAAATCTTTAACTCCTTTTCTGCCTAAACCACTTCCCGTTCCCAATGATGCTAACTGTGCTTCTAAAGCTGCTAATTTTGGATCGGTTGCTGATCCTCCTATTTTTGCAAGCCTGTCTCTTTCTGCTGTTTCTGCTGGTGCAGCGAAAGGTGCGGTTAGCAAATTAAGAACAGGCAATAACGCAACAAGCATTTTTGTTCCTAATAATGTAAACTGATTACCTATTTTTCTAGTAACCTCTCCAAATTCCTGTAATTCTTTAACGGCCTCTGCACCAATAGCTTGATTCATTTGCTCAGTTACGGCTGCTAATGCAGCTTGCGTTCCTTCGGACTTTTTAAGTAGTTGTATTTGTTTTTCTCGTTCTGTTCCTTCTATACCTAAAGCTCCCGTCAATGCCTCTACATCGGGAGTCAATACATTAAATGCTTGACCTAATTTTGATGTGGCATCAAATGTTTGTTGAATTTGAGTTAATACTGCGGTAGCAACTAGACCTCCAGCAAAACCTCCTGTTTGTCCTCCCAGCTTTCCACCAATCAATCCACCTCCGAAACCAGCAGCAGCACCTAATGGTCCTTGTCCAAATAACAATGGAAATGCACCACTTATTAATGCTCCTGATAAGACACCACCGCCTCCACCTGTACTAACTCCTGGAACTGGAACGGGTTTTGGTGTTCTTGGTGGCCTTCGCTTGGGAGGTAATTCTGGACCAATGGAACCTCCTATTTGTCCAAAATTTTTACCTTTATTTGCTACTCTCTTTGTTAAATTTAATTCTTCCTTTTTTAATCTATTTGTTTTTGCTAGTTCCTTATTTAATCTTTTTTGTGTTCTTTCCTGTTTTAAAAGTAATGCAGCTTTATCTCTTTCATTCTTAAGTAGTGTTTTAGAATCGCCCTTTTTCCCCTGTGCTAACGCATTTAGTTTTGATATTCTTCTTTCTAAATTAGTTATCTGCTGGTTTATCTTCCGAACATCTAACTTAATATTTACATCGTAATTAGAGCCAGCCACTAATTTTTAGACAACATTAAACTTAGTTTAGCGTATCTTGCGAGTTTGAGCCTTTCTTTTTGCCTTTTCGTATGCTTTTTCTTCCTCTTCAGCTTGATGGTTAAAATATGCGTTCCAGCCGTACATTTCTTCTAAAGACATTTTATTTCGTATTTCAACTAATGTCATACCTAACTTTTCTGCAATAAAAAACTGCATATGAAGGTAACTATTCTTTTTTAACTCAGCTTTTTACGGCACTAGGGGTAGCCTCCTCGCCCAACTCTTGCATCTTTGTCATAAGCTCCAGCAATACTGACAATGGTATTTCTCTTCTAAGACTTGGTCTATCAGCTTCAGTAAATAATTTGTTACCGCTTTCATCTTCAGCCTTACCAATAATTACCTGGAGTGCAAAGTCTAAACTTCCTTCTTCCTGACCTCTGTTTGTCCTTATTAGAGTAGTATTTATTGTGTCTCTATCAGCAATAGTTAAAGGTGTCCAATAAACTTTTAAAATAACCTCTCCATTTTTGTAGATTTCATAACTGCTTTTGTTGTCTACACTAAAGGCTTTTTTTAGCTTGTCAATTGCTCTTTCTGTTGTCATGCAAAAATAATTTTAGTACTTATTAACTATAATACTACTTTATTACTTAAAGCCAACCTTTTTAAATGCCATTGCTATATCCTTGTTAATAAATCCTCCTTTTGTATAAATGTTGTACCAATTAGGTTTACCTCCTTCAGCCGATAGTCTACGTTTTGGAGGTCCAATACCATGTTCTGCATAAGTTACAGGAACTCCTTTGCTGCTTAATAATGTTTGCCCTGGTGCGTTTACTGCAAAACCAGCATACTTAGCTCGGTTTCCTATGTATAAATCTTGCTTTAAAGTTACATTAGGTACTCTTGCATTTTTTACTGCTCTAGGTTCACGAAATGGTATTACAAAGTAAGGAACTTGTTGTTTTCTTTTCCTAGTCGGTTGTACGGGGTTTTTTGATACTATCCAGTTTTCGCCAAATGTTCCTGTCCACCACGGACCTTTTTCAATTAATGAACGCACTATTGTTTTGGCAGCCTCTTTTCTTCCTTTAATTATTGCCTTTCTTAAATCTCCAGGCATCCTACTAAACGGTTTTCTTTTACCCATTGGCAGTAAAGTCGCAGCTTACAACAGCTAAGTAATGACTATCTCCCTCAACCGTAACAGAAGTTGGACCTTCTATTTGGGATACTCTCGGACTTACCGAAAATGTATCACTATAATTTGCAGCGTTTATAGATGTTAAACCATCAATTAAAGATTCAGATATTGCAGATGCAACAGCACTTCCTTTGTTGGAAGGTGTCATTACTCCACAACGAATAGAACCTGCATAATAATCCTGAGATGCACCCTGAGTTTGAGTAGTGGATTGCGTAAAATCAAGACTTACCATCACATACTTTTTATTTTTTCCTGGTGTGGTAAAAGGCATATTATCAAAAACAACTGTTACCGTGTTATCAGCAGCCGTAACTGCATCTTTTATTGCGGTTTCAAATGCTGCTCTTACGTTTACTAAACTCATTAGAAAATAATATCTATACGGAATAAATAATCAGATCCACCTTTAAATGTTCTTATACTTGTTATTTTTGCAACTCTGTTAGATCCAGAAAAATTTAATGTTATCTCATCTTGAAGCAATGGTTGACTATCCCCGATTAAATCAGGAGTTATAATTAGTCTTGCAGTATTTTCCTGAAAACCTGATTCTTCTCTAGAATCAATAAACTGTAATATTGCTTTTATGTTGTAGGTTACGTCTGTAGTGGTTATAGCTCCTGTTGATGGATTGTAAGTTGGACTTGTTTTTCGGGTGTAAACAATATCTGTTTCCAGAGAGTTACCAATGTCTTTTAAAACCTGTTTTGCTGCTTTAGCAAATACACTGTCTAACTGTCCTGCCATTATCCTCTAACTACCCTCATTTGATAAGTTCCTGCTCCACCTAGCATATACGCTCCAAGATAACTTTGTAACCACGGGTAAACATCTAGAATATTATTTATTGAGCCTACTCCCTGACTATCTGTGTTGTACTTGACCTGCATATCTCCGATTTTAACTTCTGAAAAATTACCTTCTGTTCCTGTTGTTCCTGTTATTGCACCTGTATCATTTGCTAAAGCTCTAGCTAATTCGTATTGTGCATACTTAATATTATTTGGAATAGTAGAACAACTTAATTCCACTCTATCAACTTGATAATTTGTTCTAGGAAACTTTAAAGCCTGATCTTCGTCACATCTATCACCTTGAAATACAAAAGTATCAATCCATCTTGTAGCTGCTATTAGTGATCTATTCTTTTGATCGTCTGTTTTATTTGTCCAAGTTGAAGAGTCTGGTACTGTTTCAAAATAACTATTAGCTTCTGCCAATGTGACATAACTATTGGCAGTTTCACTTTTTATAGTTGCATTTATGGTAGCTGCCACGATTAATAAAGTAATTTAGTTTTATTGTAGCGTAAAGAAAAAACCCCACCAATATTTGATGAGGTTTGATGACCACAATTTAATCTTAATATAAATTAAGACTTTAGGGCATTAGATAATGGTGTGTTTACAAAGATTTCAACCATAGGAATCTGGTCAATATCATAAGTTACACCCCAGTTAGATCCTGTTCTAAGTGCTGAGTTAGCAGGGTTATCAGCAGCGTTTGTCCACTTAGTACCCATAACGTGATAAGCACTATGGTAGTCAACAGACATAACATCTTGCTTAGATAAGATGTTTCTTTCTGCTTCA